CGGCGTATTTAAGAAGAACGCTTACGCACGGTTCAAAAAATATAAGGAGCTACAAGCATGACTTACAAATATCCTAACGTGGACTTGAGTTTCGATGGCTTGGAGGTAACAGTACAGCCGTTTTTGGCGCAGCTTGTGGATGCCATAGCTGTTAAGTATCCGACATGGTTATTGATTGGCACTAGAGGTACTGAGTTTGACAACAAAGTCTTGGTGCGCAGTTTTAAAGTAATGAACAACAATAACCCACGCGAGGAAATTGGAGTTATTGGCGTGGGGCATCGGTACGGCAAGTCAGGGCAGAAAGAGCTAGTGTTTGAGATTAGCTGTCAACGCCTATTGATGGCGCGGGATCGTGGCTCGCAGCTACGCACCAAGGAGTTAAAAATTGCAATGAAAGCGGTAAAGCAGCACTTCACACCCCTACCAGTAGCAGCATTGCTAGATGAGGTACGTAACAAAGCGAGTGACTTTGTGCGCTCCACCATCCATCGGTATGGCAACAATCTTTCACATACGCGCAATAAAGCATATTCAGTTATGCAACACTACATTAAGAGTAACGTACAAGCTTTTATGGCTACGTTAGCAGCACCAGAGCAAGAGCTTATGAATACTTTATTAGAGCAAGAGACCGCGCTTGACTACATCAACGCACTAGAAACAGAAATTAAAACAGACAAAGTGTTGACAGTGTTAACCGAAGATGATAAATATGTAGTACGATATGATGGACGTATCTCTGTATGGGATAGTGAGGAGCTTCCGTACACGGTGAGACAACGCATCGGTATGTTGAAACTGACTGACCCCAATATTGTAGTGGAGGGGGTAGGTATAAAAGTAAAGCAAGGCTTTATAGTAGCGTCGCCGCCCGAAGGATTTGAATTCGGTTTAAAGGAGGATAGTGATGCAGTGCCCGAAATGTAAGACTAATCGTACTTACGTAACCACAACAGTGAACTACACCGCAACCCAGATATTGCGGTACAGAAAATGCCACGGATGTGCGCACAGATTTTCTACTATGGAGGTGCTCACTGACACGCTACCAAAACCAGTAGGGGCAAATGCCTTAGATTCTCACGCGTTTCCTAAGTTGAAACCCTCGCTTACAAGGCAAGACCGCGCACTGATAGAAAAGATAAAGGCTGACATACAAAGAAAGGAGTGACCATGCTACGAAACGGACAGTTTATAAAAGAAGAACCGCCGAAGATCGGTGCACATTACACGCCCAAAGCAGGGCTCTTACCAACACCAGAGGAGAGGCTGGTGCAGGACGTGCTGCTAGGGTACAAGAACCAGTCACAATCATTTTTGTCACGCGTATTCGGCGTGATGCTACGAGTGTAAAACCAACCAAGGAGAATAACTATGCAAGCTGCACGACTACTTACCCCTATGCAAGTAATGATACTGATGGAAGCGACTGAAGTGAAGCCACTGCAAGCCAAAAACAAAGCGATTGACGAAGCCATCGAGCGCATCAAACAGCAAAGCCCTGAGAAGTTCTTTCACTACGGCAAGGACAAGAACAAGGACAAGCCTGACCCCGCCATGAGTAACCGTGTATTCTACGATGAGCCGTATTCTTTGGCTATTGCTAAGGGTGATTATGCAGAACACAAAGTGCCGTTTTCCGGCAGCAAGCAATCTGAAATCTTTAAAGCACGGAGCAAGTTATGAGATACGAGGTTTACGACGAGGAAGGCAAGCTCTTCCGCAAGTTTTGGTACAGAGAAGAAGCTGAGCGTTTTGTGCAAGGTGGCTGGAAGCTAGTCACTAAGACTAAGCACAGAGATGCAAAGCCGACACCCGAGACACATGGGGAAGCTTTGGTATGAAGCCGCCTGAGATCATAGCCGTGGCGTTCTACGTAGCGATAGCTATGTTCAGTTTGTACTACGGCACAAGGGTAATCATGGACGAGCCGCAGATCATGTGTGGCGTGGCTGAGATCAGCCCTGACTTTAGTGCGGAAGATAGAGCGCGATGCAGACAGATGAGGGGGCATAAGTTATGACATGGGATGAATACAACAAACTCTTTCACAAGACACAGGCTAATTTGGTAGCGTTTCAACCGCTGATGCAGTGTGACCATGAAGTTATAAAAATGATTGAAGCAGCAGTGGAAGCAGAGCGCGAGGCGTGTGCGAAGGTGTGTGATGTGTTTGCTGTATCTGCTTTTGATGATGAAGCAGGAATTGCGTTGAACATTCAAAAATCTATACGCGCAAGGGGGCAGGGATGACTGATGACATAGGAGATCGGTTCGCGCACCGGCTGGCGATCATGCTGGAGTGCGCCCTGCTTAACCCTACGGACACATGGAATGATGCTCATGCGCTGCTGGACGAGTACCACAAGGCATTACGTGAGCGTGATGATGCAATGGGTACTCCTTACGTTTCTGGCTTTGGAAAGGATTGATATGAGTGGAGATCACAACATGAACCAATTTACATACGGCAAAGCCATCATTGGCGGAGAACACAATATTACCCAAAAGCAAGACATTGAGCACTACAAAAGCCAGATCGAGCGCCAATGTGTTGAGATGCAGTGCACGCTAGACTTGCTGAAAGCCACAGTTGAAACGCTACGGATGCGCCTCAAGCCAGTAATAGCAGATGCACCGATGCGTACAGCAGATCATGACTTGCCGCCAGTGGCTTCACCGCTTGGCTTGTCCATCAATCAATACCGACAGCAAACAACAGCCGTCATTGATGACCTTGCCCACATTATCGAAAGCCTTGAGATATGAACAACCAAAACGTAATCGCACTACCAGCATCAATAAACTTCACACCAGAACAGGCGTTGCAGTCTGCTTTGAACGAATCGCTTACGGATGTGTTGATTATTGGGTACGACAATGAGGGTGAGTTGGTTATACGCTCATCAAAAATGAGTCGCATGGATGCCTTGTGGATGACAGAGAAGGCGAAAGAGTGGGCGTTGCGAGGTGGGTTATGAAACCTGTAGCGTGGATAAAGATACGCGAGTTATCGTACATGAAAGCCGTAGCACAACACGGCAAAGACGACTGGCAAACTAATCTTGGTTTGAAACCTGAACCAGATGACGAGGGCTTATATACAGAGACGCAGGTGCAACGGATGATTGAGTTGCTTGAACGCTGCGAGAACGAGATGCGCTACGCCGGATGGACTAAGTACGAGTCTGACAACAGCGCAAGGAACGGCGTGTACGAACAGGTGAAGGAGTTTTTGGAATGAGAGAAAAACGGATGACTGTCACAAATAAAAGGCTGGCTGAAATACTGACCACGGCGATGGAGAAGCCTGAGATAGCAAACGCCCTGATACAGCGCGTGATAAACACACTGAATAAACAGGAGCAGCGCGAATGGCAAGGGCTGACGGAGAATGAAATCAAACACCTTTGGTACGAAGCGTGTCAGACAAATCTTGAATTAACTTCACAACTTATTGTGCATTTGGCTAGAAACATCGAAGCCAAGTTGAAGGAGAGGAACACGTGAGCAACTTTATTGCTGGCGTTCTTTGTTGTCTGTTTGCGCCACTTGCATGGTTATGCCGTGTGTGTAAACACCCTTTTAGGTCAGAGTGGGACGAGCGAAGCGAGGGTTTATATGACCATTGTGTTGTGTGCGGGACGCTGATAAAGCAGGAGAAGAACAGTGCCTGACATAAAACTATACGACTACCAGCGAGAGCCGCAAAACCCGCGAGTTAAGTACACAGTGAGTTATCCGATGCCAGAAAAGAAGTCGGACTCACTACGGTGCAACGCCCCGTGGGTGGATAACCATATGCTCTGCTGCTACTTCGATGATAACGAGAAACTTATTGGCGCTAGGTTTGTGTACAAGAACGGGGCGTATGTGGACTTGATAAAAGTGGAGGACTTATGATCGACGCAAGAAAATTACAGTGTTACACGATGGCGTACAGGTTGCGCGGGTACGCCGAGGGACTGGACGAAGACAGGCATGAAGCGTTAGTTTCTATGCTGATGAAAGCAGCAATGTTATTAGAAGAAACGTGGGACGATTACCAATCCACATTACCACCAGACCAACGAGTAGGGAGTTAGGATGAAAGCATTTCCCAACATGACAAATCAACAAGGCATGGACTTGCGCGATTACTTTGCGGCACAGGCGATGAATGGCTTGATACATCATTTTGATTTCGGCACATTCAGAGATGACCCGCTGCGGGTTGCAAGATGGGCATACGATGCAGCAGACGCAATGATGAAAGCAAGGGAGGAGAGATGAAAACTATAGAACAACTAGCAGACTATCTGGACGACAACGCACGCAACGAATTAGATAACGCAGCGGCAACGGCGCTACGTAAGCACAGCAAACTATTTAAGGTTGCACATGAGATGGTATCCGCAAAGACTCATGAGCACAGCAAGGCAGCGTATGTAGAAATGGTAGACTTAATTAAGGGGAAGGCGCATGACTGAAGTAGTAAGGCGTAAGCGTGCGAAGCCAGCAATGAAGATGCTAAGCGTGCGTATGCCGGAGTACGTTATCAAGTATTTCTTCGATAACTACCCAAATGGCAGTAAGGAAATAAGAAGTTTGTTGGAAGAGTATGTCAATCACAAATTAGGAGCTAACCATGAAAAGAAGGACTAAAGCAGCAAAGCTGACCAAGTACATGCAAGAGAACCCAAACGCACCCGTAGCGGAGCTTATGGAAAAGTTTAAGGCATCAAAGCAATCCATCTACAACACGCGTTACAGAATTCGTAAGCAGCACAGACAAGATAATAAAATAACGATAACGGCTACGCAAGTAGCAATAGCTAACAAGCTGGGTCTGACCGCAGAGCAGTACGCTAGGCAGTTAGCTGCATTGAGCAAACCTAAGATTCGTTTGGCTGCAATGGCTTCGTCAAACACATCTGTTCATGATGTAGTCAATCACCCTGCGCACTATACAGATGGTGGCATCGAGACAATAGACTTCATCGAAGCGAAGCGGCTCGGCTATCACCTTGGCAATGTTGTGAAATATATTTGCCGCGCTGGTAAGAAAGGCACTAACATGGGGTTGCAAGATTTGCAGAAAGCACGGTGGTATCTTGACCGCGCTATCGAGAAGAACGAGATCAACCCACCTACGAGGTAACCATGCCAGCCACACCAGAGAGCAAAGTTAAGGCCGCAGTCGTCAAGCTGATTAAGCAATACGGAGCATACTATTTCTTTCCAGCTACGCACGGCTACGGTCGCTCTGGTGTGCCTGACATTATCTGCTGCGTCAAAGGCAAGTTCTTAGCCATAGAGTGCAAAGCCCAAGGCAAGCTACCCACTGCACTACAAGACAGAGAGATCAACGCTATACGTACGGCGCAAGGCATAGCTGCTGTGGCTAGGGAGTCAAACCTTGACATGATCGAGCAGATATTGAAGGAGCTAACAGATGACAAAAAAAGTAACAATACATAGGAACGTACCATGTGAAGCAGTGGCGCTATTGATGCAGCGCATGGATTCACACCCAGAAGAATTTGCGCTTCATAGTTCTAGCAAGTGGCATTCGTTTTTAACTGTAGTAAAGAAACGAGTAGTGGACGGCGACAAAGACGCGCTTATTATTCTAGATA